CTAGACGTAGACTTTATTGAGGTATTTCAAGAAGATCTTGACCCTAAACAACTACGGTTTGTATCGTACGATGAATATCATTCAGGAAGTTCTACTTCTTCGTCTGAACGTGAAAAAGCACATAGAGCTTTGGTAGACCCTGACTCTGGTTTTGGAACTCCTGAAAGGGTATACAAACCTAATTTTCAAGAGTCCTTTGGTATAAGCCCTACTCCAAACAATGACTCGTACGATCTTGAATTTGACTACTGGGTAACTTCAGAAGATCTTTCTGTATTTACAGATATTCCTAATATTCCAGCGCGATTTCACGATGTAATTACAGCAAGGACAAGGTACTTTGCACATACTTTGAGAGGCAACGATAACGCTGCACAGTTTGCACAACGAGACTATGAAAACGGTATTAAACGTATGAGGGTAGAACTTATCAACCAGAAAAACTACATGAGAGCCGTATAGTGGCAGACACACAAGCCTTTCCTGTAAATGTTGATGGAGGTCTTGTTCTCGATAAGAGTGTGTTTGTTATGCAGCCAGGAGAAGCTAAATCACTTATTAACTACGAGCCTGATATTGGTGGTGGATACGCTAAGATAAAAGGGTTCACTAAATTTTCGGACACTGAAGTTACAGGTACAGGAGGTATATTAGGTTTAGCGTTTTACGGCAACAATAAGATAATTGCTTGCCGTGCTGCTAATGTAATGCATGGTACAGGAGGTACGTGGACTTCGATAACTACGGGACGTACATCTGCAGGACGATACGATTTTACATCTTACGATTGGGACGCTGTTGAAAATCTTGCAATGGCAGACGGTGTAAATGACGCTGCTTTTTTTGATGGCAGTAGTCTTACAGCTATCAATGCAGCAAACGGAGGAACCAAACCTACCGCACCAGATGTAGTACAGGAATTTAAAGGGCATCTGTTTTTTGGAGGCATGTCTAATTCTCCCCACACCGTTAAGTTTTGTGCGCCGTACGATGAAAATGATTTTTCTGCGGCTTCTGGCGCAGGAGAAATAGCTTTTGGAAGTGACGTAATTAGCTTAAAGCCTTTTCGTGATAACCTTATTATATTCTGCAGAGAATCAATTTACAGACTTGCAGGATCAAGTTCTGCAGATTTTCAGGTAGCACCAGTTACTCGTAACATTGGTTGTTTATCACATTACTCTGTACAGGAAATAGGTGGTGATCTTATCTTTCTTGCTCCTGACGGTTTACGAACAATTGCAGGTACGGAAAAGATAGGTGACACAGAATTAGGAACTATTTCAAAACAAGTACAGACACGTTTAAATGGGCTTAGCCAAGATCAACTGTCTAGAATATCTTCTCATGTAATCAGAGCAAAGTCTCAATATCGTTTGTACTTTCCTGCAGATGCTGACAGCGAAGCAGATTCAGCAGGTTTAATTGCTGTAGTTAAAAGAAATCTTAACACTGGTGAAATAGGATGGGAATTTGCGGATTTAAAAGGTATCAAACCTAAGATAGCTGAATCTGGATACATATCAGATCAGGAAAAAGTTGTTCATGGTGATTATGATGGGGGATACGTATACCTGCAGGAAAGCGGTACTACTTTCGATGGCACTAATATGACTTGTACGTATAGAACTGCAGATTTTAATATGGGTGATGTAGGCATTCGTAAAAATATGCAGCGTGTAATTACTAACTACGAACCTTCAGGGACTGTTGCAAATCTAGATATGGATCTTATTTATGACTATGGAGATGTGACAGTAAATAATCCAGCTACGTACGATTTTACAGATCCTGCTGGTGCTGCTTTTTATGGATCTGCTGCTTCAGTGTACGGAACAACAGAATATGGAGCAGCGACATATACTCCTCTACTTAGGCAATCGGTAGAGGGATCGGGATTTGCTGTAGCACTTAAATTTACAGATACCAGTACAAATCCTACTTATACGTTTAAGGGATTTTCGTTAGAGTTTACACCAGGAGCTAGAATGTAATGGGAACAGGATACGCTAAAACAAGCCCTACCCCTTTTGCCACAGGGGAAGTAATAGAAGCAGCAGACTTTACTACTGAGTTTGATGCTATTGATAGTGCTTTTACTGCAGATACGGGGCATTCGCATGATGGTACTACAGGAGAAGGGGGTGATGTAACTAAGTTACTTGGTACTGCCATTACAATAGGTGATGGTACAGCAGGAACGGACATTGCTGTTACTTTCGATGGGGCAGATAATGATGGTGTTCTTACGTGGATGGAAGATGAAGACTATTTTAAATTCTCTGATGATATCATGCTTGTTGACGACGAGAAATTTATTTTTGGTTCAGGTTCTGATTGGACGATAGAGTACGATGAAGATGGAGATGATGATCTTGTACTAACTGGCTCCGATATAAGTATTGAAAGTGCTACATCAGCCAAACCTATTCTTAGTTTACTCAGTACAAATGCAGATGGAAATGGTGCAACTCTTAAATTTAACAAGAATGGTACTAGTCCAGCAACAAGTGACGTTATAGGAAATGTAGATTTTGTAAGTGAAGATGCAGGAAATGCTGTAACAACGTACGGACGAATACAGTCTACAATTGTTGACGTAACTGCTGGTGGTGAGCAGGGAGGAATAGATTTCTATGTTGCAGAAAATGATGGAACTCTTACAAAAGGTATGGCTATTGCTGGAGCAGCTTCAGACGGTGACATTACTGTAGATATTAGCACTCACGATGGTACTGCTGGTGGACTTAAACTAGGTGGAACACTTGTAACAGCTTCCGCTACAGAACTTAACCTTCTAGATGGTGCTTCTGGATTAACAGCACTAACAGGAAGTACAAACAATACAATTACTACTGTTACGGGTGCTAACGCAATAGCAGGTGAAGCTACTTTTACTTATGATGGCTCTGATCTGAAAATACTGGAAAATGTTAATGACGGTAATCCTTCATTTTCGATTGGTGGTGCAGACGCTGAAAAAGGAATGATTCAGGCAGTTTACGATTCTGGCGCACAGACACTTGATTACCTGGAGATATCTACTGCAACTGCAGATACTAATGCAGATGCTGGAAGAATACGTTTTGATGTGGACGGTACAGATATCCTTGAGATTGATGATGGGGGCGTAACCTTTGCAAATGGTTCAGCATGGGAAATGGGTGTTTCGTCTACTTCTGGTACAACTGCAGGAAGAGGATTGACAGTTGCTGCTGGTTCTTCTGCAACAGGCTCTGCAAATATCAACGGAGGTAATTTAACGTTATCCTCTGGTGGAGGTGACGGTACTGGTACTTCTCTTATTGACTTCAAGACTAAGGTTAGCGGTACAGATGCTCCAGCTTCAAAGATGCAACTTTCTGGTGCTGGAGTTCTTACGTTAAGTGCTGGAGGTGTCGTTGTACCTGACGATGGAGATATTGGATCTGCAAGTGCCACAGACGCTATACAGATCTCTTCAGCAGGTATCGTTACCTTTAAAGATGACATAAAGATCAAGGACGGCGGTACAATAGGTGTTGCATCCGTTGCAGATGCTATAGCAATAAGTTCTGGAGGAATTGTTACTTTTAAAGACGATATAAAAATTAAAGATGGTGGTACGATTGGTGTTGATTCTGTTGCAGATGCTATGACTGTCAGTGCTGCAGGAATAGTTGCCTTTAAGGACGATATAACTATTAAGGATGGCGGTACGATTGGTACAACTACAGATCCAGATTCTATAACAATTGCTGCAGCAGGAGCGGTAACTTTTTCACAGAATGTTGTAGCTAATGGGACGTTAACAGGAACTGCTGTAAAAGACGAAGATAACATGTCTTCAGATTCCGCTACACATCTTGCATCACAACAAAGTATTAAAGCATACGCTGATACCAAAGCAGGTGTCGGTCTTGCCATAGCATTAGGAGGTTAAAATGGCAGATACCTTACATATGGTTAATGCAGATGTATCTACATCAGATCCAACAGTATTAACTGCTGGAAGTGGAGAAACTCTCACAATAATTGGATGCCAAGTAGCAAACATGCATGCTACAACAGCTTGCCATCTTACAGTGACGGTTTATCAAACTGGTGGAGGTACAAATGCTATTCTCTGTAATCAAGTAAACATTCCAATTAATGATTCACTTAACCCAATACAGGGTAAGCTTGTACTGGAGACAGGAGATTACATTAAGATGGACGCAGAGAACGCTTCATCGTTGGAAGCAACCATAAGTTATCTTAAACAAACATAAGGAAAGGGGCTGAAAATGGGTGGATTCTTATTAGGCACCGATCCTACTTTAAGACAAACTAAGACTCCAACGGTAGATACTTTTGCGGCTGGAGTTGGTTTTACAGCAGGATCATCTACCTCTGTAACTCTCTCTGCTGATCCTGGTGCTGAACAGCATCTAACAGTATTCTTTGATGGCGTTGGACAGCATAGGTCAACGTACTCTGTCAGTGGTACAACATTAACTTTCGATACTGCCATACCTACTGGTACTGCTGAAATAGAAGCAACTTATGGTGTAACAGAGGCGAGTGTTACTGTTCCAGATAATTCTGTTACTCTTGCAAAATTAGCTGGTGGGACAGACGGAGAATTGATAACATGGGATGCAAGTGGAGATCCAGCGGCTGTTGCAGCAGGTACTTCAGGGCATTTTCTTAAATCTCAAGGTGCAGGAAGTGTACCAGTATTCGCTGCTGACAATAAAGGAGCATGGAATCTCATTGGTACTTCTGTTGCATCTGGGTCGTCCGATCTTACGATTACAGGATTAGATTCTACGTATGACACGTACTGCATAGCTCTGAGTGATGTCGTCCCAGCTACAGATGCTGTCAGGGGATATTTACGGGTGGGCGATTCCAGTGGCATCGATACTGGAGCTAGCGACTATGGCTGGGTAGTTCCTTCGTGGCACATTGAAGGGACCACACGAACCGATGAAGAGGAAGATAAAACAGATTCTTTTATTGAAATCACAAACCCTGAGACTGAGACAGTTGGGTCTGCTTCTGGAGAAGGTTTCGGTTGTATAATGTATCTACACCGACCTGCGGATGGAACGACGAAGCCTAATATTTCGGGGCATGGGATGCAGTATAGAGCGCCAGGAACTGACGGTGAGGCATCTGGATATTTGATATTTGGAACGAGGTTCGCCGTTATTACACTCGACAGAATACAGTTCTATTTCAGCTCAGGTAACGTGGCCACGGGCCGCATGACTGTATGGGGCCTTGCCCATACCTAAATTTTACACAGGAGTACATTAAAAATGGCACGACATCATATGGTGAATAATGAAGTAGTCCCATTCACCCAAGCCGAAGAGGATGCTCGTGATTTGGAAGAAGCTGCATGGGAATCAAAAAAGAGTGAACGGGCCTTTAGGGCGTTAAGAAGTAAACGCAACCGCTTGCTGGCAGAGACAGATTGGGTTGTAACCAAAGCGGCTGAATCTAAAGAAGATATAGCATCTAATATGGTGGCTTACAGAAAAGCACTTAGGGATCTGCCTGGGACTTTTGATAATACCAGCATACTTTCATTTGACTTTGAAAGTGGCTGGCCGACCAAGCCCTAATGAAAAAGTGTATACATTGTGGCTACAGGCCGTATGACAATATGGGAATAGCACATGCCTAACAAGGAGATTAAATAGATGTCACAAACAAAAGTAGCTGTAGGAATGCTCAATGCTACAGGAACACCAGGCTCTGGTAATTTCTTACGGGGTGATGGAACTTGGAATACTCCTGCCGCTGGTGCGATGTCTCTTATCAGTTCAACAGATATTTCAAATGCAGCAACCTATAATTTCACAGCAATGGATGCCTCAAGTTATGATAGTTATGGATTTTTGCTTCAAAACGTAACCCCTGCCACAGATGATGTTAAACCTGAGTTACGAACCAGTAGTAACGGTGGAAGCAGCTATGATTCTGGAGCCAGTGATTACGGATGGATGTGTGAAAACTGGGGTGTCTATACAAACGATGTCAGCGACGACAGTATACACTTTGTAGGATCTAGTGCTGGAACTTCATATAACGTAGGTTCTGCATCTTTGGAAGATGGAATGTCAGGGTGGATTTGGTTACTCAGTCCACATCTTGCTAAATGTACGATGGTAAACTCCACATTGACTTAC